ATTAGTTAGCGTTTGTTCCATAAAGCTAGATGCCTGCTTTGCGGCATCGTCTGGAGACACACCGGCAGCTATTAGCCGGTTGTACTCGCTATTGCCTGCGCGGGTGGCCAAAGCGTTTAGCTCCATGCGGTAAGACATGGCCTTAAAGAACTCGTCCTCAGCCATGAGCGCACGGCCAGGAAGCTCAACTACCTTTCCATAGTAACGTATCGCGTTACTAACGGACTTGGCCGTATCTGAGTCGCCAAAGTCAATGTCAAACGGGTCTTTATTGCCACGCACCATTTCAATCTTGGTGAACGGATCTGTTGGCTCATTCTTTTTGGCAGCAGTCCAGGCAATCTCCGCACCCTCTCGGATACCTTGAATCATTCCAACTGCTTGGGCATAGACTTCGTTAGTTTGGATTGCATCCTCGCCACCGAATATCGAGTTGCGTACCTTGCCAATCATGGAACCAACCATACGCTCTGGGATCTGGTACGCGCCAAAGAACATATTGCCGGCGATATTTTTGGCGTGAGAGATTGGGGATGACAGCAAGCCATTGATCCAGCTCGTAGTTGTAATGTCTAAGAAGCGAGAACCCCAACCTTTGATATCGTTGGTGTAACCCTTCTCTGCTAGGTCTGCGCGAGCTGCGCGGCTATCAAGAGCTGTGTACCGCTTGGCAATATCGTATGCGCTCTCAATCCCACCAGCCTCATTTAGGATTGAATCAAGCATTGCGCCACGTTCTGCGGTTGAGGTTCTAGCCTGGGAGAAAACACCAAGCGTTCTAGCAATGTCAGCCTGCCGCCCTTTGGCAGCTTTCAACACAGCACCCTCAAAAGCCAAAGCCTGCTGGAACTCAACTGCTAAATCAGAAGTTAGATTGCCGGCAAGCTTTGCCTCTTTTACTTGCTCGCCTAACTGAAACGCACGTTTGCCAGCGTCAATTACTAAGAGCAGTCCCTTGTAAGCTTCTTTGGCATTAGCCTCTGTTACCTTATTGGGATCAATAAACCTAGCAATCCAAGCCTCGTCGTAGCCTTCCTCAGACGCCTTGCCGGCTATGTCCTTATAGGAAATCTTTTCAAGCTGGTCTACTCCGTAGAACTTGCCAACCACATCCATTTGTTGCTTGACACCATTGTCGTCAACAATTTGGTTGTAGTTAAAAATCATCTCAGGTGGCTTACCATCCATCGGAACTTCTGGGGGTAGATTTGCCATCCCGGCTTCTACCTTCTCAACTACCTCGACCGGCGCATTGGGAATGGTTTGGTATGGCCCAACTGCTCCCTCTGGTGGTTTAATCTCACGCTTAGGCGCTTTTTTAATTACACCTTTCAATACGCCAAGCGGAAGCCCAGCTACATTTACGGGTTCAAATGCTGGTTCCTCTTGGGTGTACTCAATTGGAGCTGGCAACGGCTCGGCAGGCTGAGAAGCCTGAATGTCAGCTACATCTTTCTCAACCGAACTTAGTTCGTCTAAGCGTTGCTCAAGCGGTTGCATTGCCATTATTTAGTCCCTGTCATTTTCTTGACGGCTCGTCCAGCTTTCTTGGCACCCTTGACATAACCACCAGGCGCAAGAAGCTCGCCGACTGTTTCTGCTGGAGATTCACCGGAACCCACTTTAAGTCCAATGTCGTCCAATGCTTCTTTTAAATCTTCAGTTGTAGGTAGCCCAGTAGGCTTCTCAAGACCGGCCAAGAAAGTGTCTAAGTCGCCACCTGATTTGCCAAGCTCGTACACACCGCGAGCCAAAGAAATTATGTCTCCAGGTAATCCTACAAATCCTTGTGCGGCACCTTTTGCCGCTGCGCCAACAGTCTCAGCAACAGCTCCCATAGCCGGCTTAAGGCTAATCCCAGACTCATATTCCTTGCCCGTGCGCGGGTTTACGGCTGCCTTTGCTTCGGCCTCATCTTCTATTACCAAGCGGCTAGCAAGAGAATTTAGAAAAGCTTCTTCTAATGTATTCATCTGTTTTTCTTAATCGAATCAATGAGCTTGTTTATTGTTTCGTGTTGCTTTGCGTTTCCTTTGCCGGATCGTTTTAGCGTTTCTAGCGTGTAATCTTCGCTGTAATCCAATCCTATTTCAGAAAGCTTTTTGCGAAGTCTTTCTTTGTTATCTTGTAACTCAACAAAATCAGCTTGTTTTTTGCGGGCATCAATCAAAATGTCTGCCGTTGCTTCAATATCAAAAGGCTTCCCATCTCTTTCGGCCACTTGCAACATACCAAGCAAATGACTTTCAACTTCAGCCCTGCGTGCAGCACCTTCTCTACTTGACGGGTCAAGCGGGTTTGGAACAAAAGCGTTACGGATTTTTTCTTTTGCCCTTGAAACGCTTTGGTTTTCAGTCTTGTCAATCAGGCCGAACAATTCATTACGCTGCTTGAGCGAAATGCGTCGCCCAGTAAATAGCGAATTAGCTTCCTCAAGACCCATCTGGCCTTTGCGAGCCTTATATTGCAAAGCGCCAAAGTAATTGTCAGGAGCACCTGGAACGTCACCTTCTTTGATCTGCTTTAGTTCCTCACGGCCTGGTATGTACCCGCGTCTTGCCATATCAGCAAGAAGCTCGTCGCCGCCAATTGCGCCTTTGTAAAACCGATTGTAAGCCTCGTAGTTAGCCGCACGGTTACTTTCAATTGACAGTTTGTTATCGCGATCAATAATCTGCAAGTCGTCGGCTTGGCGCTTTAGCATGGACTGAACTACGCCATCGCGCTGCTCGTCGTCTAACTTGTTCCAGACCTGGCTAAATACACCGGCATCGCCTGCACGCAGTTTGCCCAAAGCGTCAGACGGGCGAGCTGCAAATTCAGGATTATTAAAATATGTGACCATCGTATTATTGCGGGCTTTAATACGAGCCTTCTCAAAAGCTCCGTCCGCATCCAAATACTTTTTGATGGTGTCTTTGCTTTGGCCTGCCATGCCGGCCATTACGCCGCGAGCACCAGCTTCGTACTGGATTACCTCGTCCTCGGTCATCTGGCCATTGCGATACAAACCCCAGACGTCTTGCATATTTTTGCCAAGAGTACGCACAAGATCACCAGACTTAACATCAATGTCTGCCGCATATTTTGCCGTCTCAATGTCAGACACCTTGCGAAGCAAAGCATTGCCTGACGTTGAAATGCTGCGCATTAGCCCAGACGCCTGCTCAATATCTACTTCGGCCAAGCCCCTGGCAAAACCTTGCAAAGCCTGAACTTCTTTCTGTGCCTGTTCATACGGCAGCTCATTACGGTCTGCCATACCTGATAGGTTGTCTAAAACCTTTTGAATCTCAAGCTCGGAATCTGCCCGTAGCTGGATGCCAAGAATCTTGTTGGCTTCCTTTTCCTGCTCTTTTACTTTGCCAAAAGCAAACTGCGAAATCTTGTCCAAGCTCTCGGACATCGAAGCATAGCCCTTGGCTTCCTCGCGCAAGTTGGCAAAGTCTAACCTCGGCACATCTGCCGAAATTAGCCCCGATTCTTGGAAGCGTTGTAGGCGTGCCATTGTCAGACTGTCCTTGTTTCAATCGGAGCTGGGCTTTGCGTGCCGCCCATGCCTTGTGCGGCAGCCATACCTAGTTTTGCAGCCGCATTAAAGACGCCTTGCTGGTAAGCGGTCTTGCCAGCCTGCTGGTATATTTGTGACTGTATTTCACCACCACGCAGAGCTGCGGAAGAATCAGCTAGTAGGATTGAGTACTCGCGCCCTGCGCTTGTTTCGTTTGCCGCACGCACAATGTCAGGCGATCCGCTAAACGGGTTTACGCCACCGGCATAAGCTCTAGCGGCCAAGGCAGAGTTAGTTGATCTTAGGCGGCGCAGGATATCGTTTGAGCGCTGCTGGTATTGAACAGCCTTACGCTCACCTTCTACCGTAGCCATTTTGGCTTGCAGGTTGTATTGAGCTTTAGCAGATACGCCTTGCTGGTACGAACCAAAAGCAGACATCAGAGATGCGGCGGCAGCCGCTGCTGTAATTGGATCGTTATGTATCTTGCTTGAACCCGGAGGATTGAACGGATCGCCCAACGGAATTTCGGCAACCTGAACATCCCAACGTGACATTCTCATATTATGACCCCTGATAAACAGACATCTTAAACTCCATACCAAGCAAGGTCAGCTTGAGAGGTATGTTCTGCTCAACCGTGATCTGACCGTCTTGGGTATATCCCAAAATACCGCTAACTGTTTTAGTGCCAGTAAATTCATCAATAGCCTCGTCTAGGATTTGAGCACCAAACTCTCTAAACGGAACTTCGACACCATTGATAATCATGTGCTGGCTTTCAAACACAATGGCATTGACTTCAACAATTCGCTTCTGGAAGCCAATCCTTGTGCCGGCAGATATCTTCAGCTCAACCGGCATAGTCTTAATCTTAACGCTGTAATCTAACCCAACCTGGTAAGAAGTCGTGGAGCTGCGACTAAAAGTTACAGTACCTCCAGCCGGAACCTGTTGGGCAGCTTGAACCGAGCCATCCAAAATGATGTCAACGGTCTTGGCGTGCAAATGGCTCATTGATACGCTTGCCGCAGCCCCGCCAGTTTTGCAAGAATCGGTTTGCGTATCCTCGTCAAACACCTCAACAAAGTATTCATTCGTACCATTTATCGTACGCTTTACAACCGTGTAGATTACAGTAATGTCTACGGCCACATCTTTGTATTCGCCGTCAGTTGTAAACTCAGACGGAGCTATTACGTTTTGCGACCGCAGCAAAGAGAAGGCGGCCAGGGTTCCGTCAGCTCCATTGACTATCAGGAGTAGGTCATTCTCATCGGTTGCTACTGACCGGCGTAAAGCCATCCTTGTGGGCGTCTTTAGTAAGTGACCAGACAGTAGCGAAATCTTGGACGACACATATGTAGCTTGCGTGTCCGTATAGGCAAACTCGTTTAGCGATTTGCCCTGGCGCTGGATGTACAGCGAACCAGACTCAAGTTGCTGAACCCGAATACCTGACTTTGATCCGTTACGCGTTACAGCCTTCATAAAGAAGTTTGTAGGCGTGATTGGCTCTAAGCCTTCTTGCGGGCAGTAGAACTCACCACCAGTTGTAAAGATTTGCAGGTCACGGCCAGAGACAATGTCGGTTATTGCATTAAAAGTATTGGTGTCTAGCGTTGCCTCAACGGCGTCGTCGTCTAATCCTTCGGTCGCCTCAAAGTCAAAGAATATCCCGACCTTGGAGCCCCATACAGTTGATGGTCTAGTTTTAGACCCGGCAAAGTAAAGCCGTCCCTCATGGAACGTCACAGCCCTTGGGTATCCTTTGGTGGCAGACCAGACAGCTTCCCAGCCAGACTCAATCTCCCAAGAGCCATTGGCAATGGCAGAGGTGTTAAAGAATGGGAACTCAACGATTGCATCGACCACGGTCGCGCTTGTGTACTTGACAATCTTAGCTCGACCCTGCGGGCTGGCGTTTACATACTGGCCAACAGAAGCGGCACTAAACGGCGTGCCTGTCGAGGCCGTTAGAGTTACCTTGCCAGATACGGCAGACGGGGTAAGCGTGCCAGATGGGTTTGTAAATGCCGGGGTAAACGCGTACTTAGGGGTGCTGTCAAAAGTGATATTGCTAATCGTCCAATCTGCGTCTGTTGCGCCGCGCACAATCTTGATTGGGATAATGTCTGGGTGAACCACGATAAGCGTGTCGGCAGACTGCGTCCAGCTGATCTCGGCCAATCGAGCGCCGGTCAGGTCATAAGACGTTGTATTTAGGTAGTCTACCGTCCCGCCATTTAAGTCGAGAACCTGGGCGCCATTTTTGAATACATACATCCGATAATGCGTAAAGCACAGCATATAGGAATCGGACGTGCTGAACTCAAACGGAACCAGGCGGGTGCCATTGCCGGCAGACTCTGTGCTGGTGTTTGGCAAACTCATAATGTACTTTGAGCCTGGACGGCGACGCACGCCACCCTGCGGCTGGACGATCACATTGGTCGCTTCCTCTAAGCCATTGGCGTGGGCTGGCAAGTCAACACGCGCCCGCAGAAGCGGATCTAACTCGCCACTTGAAAAGTTTGTCTGGACGTTTACAAAACGCGCCATTAAAACCTCACGTCAACCAACGGGAAGTCCTGGATCACAGGAACGGGCTGGCCCTGTCCGTCCATAGTTGTGGCCACACGGGTATACCCACCGCGACCATTGTCTGCTGGTGTACCAACAGCCACACCCTGCCAGTATTGCGCCTTTTCGGTTTGATCCGTAATTGGCATGGCTAGGTGCCAAGACATCATATACTTCATAAGCTGGACGAAATACACCGGCATCTCGTATTCCTGTACGTCATACGGATAGTCGATATAAATGGTTTCCTCGTCAGTCAAAAGCTTGTCTTGGAAAATTCGATAGTTCCTAATGGTCGGGGAGCCTGGACTTGAGCTGGTCATAACCATCCTAGGCGGGCCTATGCGGTCGCCTGGAAGTTGGTACTCGTATTTATACTCAGTCGTCGGAGTAGTTATCAAGCGCGACAATTGCGTTTTCTTGTAAACAAACGACCAAGGGTAAATGAGAAGCGTTTGCTTCTTGACGTCCTGATACAGGGAATCGGCAATGTTTGCCGCATCAGTTCCTTCTGTAAAGGATGATATAGCCTTGGCTCCGAGCATTTGCAAAGCGGCAGAGCATATTTTTATTGCGGTGTCACCGGCTGCCATTTCGTACCCCAAAGACAGTTAATTCAGAGATATCTCTATTTGTAATGGTTAGTTGCCAAAAAGGGAAGTGTTGTGTTAAAACTTCTTGCCACCAATCCCCAGGCTTTACTATTAGGTGGGCGTTCCTGCCGTCGGCTAGGAACTTAGCCGCTGGCCTGGTCGAGATCGCCATGAAGATTGCCTTGTCCGCGTACTCCCTAATGTCTATTAACACATTTGTTAATAGGTCTGGCTCAACGTGCTCAAGCACATCACAGCAAGCCACCAGGTCAAAGGTACCTTCTGGGCGCCTTGAGAACTCAGCTACACATGGGTCGTAGGAATATGTCGGCAGATGTCTGCCCATTTCGCCCTTGCCGCAGCCATAGTCCAGCAGGGTTTTAGACTCAGTCTCTGCCATAAAGTCGGCAATCTTTTCGTATAACGCCTCCCTTCGACGGGAGCCGTACTTGGGATTCTTATGAAGATGCTCATTCAAATTCTTATACTCTTGCGAAATTAGCATGGAGCCCCCAGTATTTGTTGCGTTGCACCAGACATGGAATAGATGCCATCTGTCTTGCCGTCGTCTTTATGCGACACAAGGAGTTTAACCCAATGCTCTATTTGAGCTGGTGTAGCAAAGCCTGCGCTTTGGCTATACCTATTGGGGTAATTTTCTGCGTATTTTACGGAACCACAATCCAGTCCAATACCGGCCATTATGACCTCATCAAATCCCATGCCGTGCTTGGCCCACAATGCGCCAGCCACTCCGCTTGAACCCTTTGCCCAGCCTAGGTCTGGCCAAAAGAAGTCGATGGCGTCAAACGCCTCTTTTGCGCTTGGGTCGTGCCACAGGAATGTTTTGTTTATCTGGGAAGCTCGCGGCCTAGCGTGGACATAAATCTTGCGTCCAGCCCTGTCCTTGATCTGTTTGGTCATCTCGCAATGCTGAGTCCAAACGTGCCTAATTTCTGGGACTAGGCTTGCTGCGTACTTGACCCCAATGATTGTGGCGTCTGGCCGGATGGCCCTAGCCTTTTGCAAATCTTCAAAAAGAGAAGGGGATGCGCCACACAAGATGGCGCATCCCCTATGCTTGATAGGGTAAACCCTATTCAATTAGTCGCTGTCGGTTGCGCCGATTGCGGTTCCGTCAGTTACGTCAACAACGCCAGACGAGTTGCTGTTGACATAAGTCACTACCAGCGAGCCCGTTGAGTTTGTTGAATAAACAAAAATGATGTCGCCAACAGACAGGACGCTGGACAGATCGTTGAAATACCCTGCGGTATTTACGTCGGTCTGTGTGTCAGCCGTCTTGTAGAGGTACATCGAGGGTGCGTTTCCAGCCTTGGAAGCGCATACGGTTACGAAGCCAGTTGATGCATATGCCATTTGTCTATCTCCTTATACCGAGTCGGTTGTTTGGATTTCGACAATACCCTCTGCGTCGATAGCAATTGCACCGGCAGAGAACACAGCATTTACTAACCAGCTGGTTTTCTCAGGGATGTAATTGATCTCTGTGCGGGGAGCGATGCCCTCTGCGTAGCCGATTGCGTCGCGATGGAAAGCCCACAGCTTGCGCTCGGAAGATGCAACAGGCAGGCCGCCTTCGTCACGATCACCGATTGTATGGAAGGTAAAGCCGAGGAACGTGTTTAGCTCGCCAGACACTAAAGCACGAACCGTGTTGAAATCAGCCGACGTAACGGCAGTCTCAGACAAAAGGCTGTACAAGCTGTTAGCGTGGATAATCATGTGACGGTTGTCCATCGGGACGTTGTTCTTGTCCAAAGACTTCTTTGCCGCACGGAGCTTGGCTACGTTCAGACCGGTGTCCGTACCGCCCTCGTCCTCAGTAACGATCAATGACGTGCTGGAATTAGCCAAGGCATTGAGGATGAGCTGGTCTTGACGACGGCCAATAGCGTTAGCAACAACCTTAACAAGCTCATTACGCTCGTCGAAGTTGACTTTAGCCTGCGAGAAAATGTCCGAATACTCGGCAGCGTTCCAGTCCTGCATGGTTGCAGTAACGGTCGAGAAGCCGACATTCATTGGGGTTACATCGGACTGGGGAACGCGAGCAGTCGCAATACCTTTACCGACCTTTGGGAACTTAACAGTTGAGCCTTCAACACCCCGACGCTGACGAACAGCAGGAACCAGTTTAGCAACACCCTGGTAAGCCTGTTTAACTTCAGCATCAAAGAGCGTTACAAAGGCATTTGACAATGAAACAGCCATTTGAATCTCCTTGAAAGTTAAAAAAAGTTTCGTCGCTTCGGTTAGCCAGAAGATTCTGGGCCTACTGCTTGCGCCTTACGGACGCCAATCGCCTGTTCCCAGGTGGTCAAGGGCCGGTGTTCTGGTATGCCTTAATGCGATTTGTAATGGTTATGATTCTCATTTGCAAGGGGGGTTCAAAAAAAATCCCCCTAGCCGGAGTCAGGCTAGAGGGACAAGGGCCACGAAGGAGAGTGGCGAGGAGGAAAATGTTGCCTGTATTTTAACTGAAGTGCTGAGAAAACATCTTCTCAACCTTGGCTCGATATACGGGATCGCTTTGGTACTTGGGATCTCCAACCATAGCGTATAGCTCGTCTTTAGACGCAACCCCATCAACGGGAGCTGAGTTTACGGGGATCTTAATGTTCTCGTAAGACTCACGCAGCTTGAGCATCATCTTCAAGCCCTTGGCCGTACCGGCAGCGTACTTAAACTCCTCAAAGTCGTCCGTTGAGAATACGCCCTTACGCACCAGGCCAGAAGCCCAGTCCACAGCACCCTTAATCATGGCGTCAGCATTGGGGCCAAGAGCCTTGCGCTCCTGGTCTACTGTCATGCGCACCTGCTGTTGCTGGTCGCCTGTCATTGCCATGTAATCGCCCACTAACTTGTCTAAGGCTGACTGGCTTACGCCATATTCCTGAGCCCATCCAAGTACGGTTGACCTTAGGGGATCGTCGTCTGGCGTATCGCCAAAGACGCTTGTGTCGTACTTTCCGTCTACCGGAGCCTTGTGCTTGCCCTGGCTGATCTGCTTGCGCAGGTCTTGCCAAGACTTTGCAATTGCCTCCAGGTCTGGAGATGCTTCGTCTTTCTTCCAGAAGTTCTCTGGCCACCAGTCCGGACGCTCTAACGGCTCGTCGTCGTCCTCTTGTTTGGTCAGATGCTCAATCTGTGTATTACTTGTATCTACCTGCTGGCCCTGCTCATCGGTGCTTGACACACCGTCGAGTAGGCCAGCTTCTTGGCTTTCGCCTTGAGCGCTGGGCTCGCTTGCTTGGGTTTCCATTTACAGGTTCCTTGCTTTGATTAGCCGCGCAAGTAAATCCCGAATCACGCTGTTCTGTCCCTCTCGGTAGAACGCATAACTCGGATCTGAGCCTGGCACGGCAACAGGCTGATTCAGGTAAGCTTCATTTAGCCATTGCACTAGCTTTTGGCCGTCCTCGGAGCCAAGCAACCGAAGGCAGAGCTTGTTTAAGTCATCTGCCTTGGTGCTTGCTTCTCTTATATCTGTCTGGACGGCTTCTAGTTCTTCCCAGCCGCCAGCCATTAGACCATCCTCTGTACGGCCTGGGCAGCCAACTCAGGATTTTCCTCGGCAACTTCTGCCGCCATTTGAGCGCCTTGTTGCTTCATCATTTCTCTTTCCTCTGGAGTAGTTCTAATTTTTTGAGGTATGCCAAGCTTCTCGGCAATCATGTCTAGCATCTCGCCAGTCTTGATTGACATCTGCCCTTCTGGGCCAACCTGCATTGCAATCTGAGCGTATTGCATAATGCTGTTGATCTCCTCAAGGTTCTGAGCCATAGCCAATGGTGCAACCGCAGCAACCCGAACCTCAAGGCCATTGACCCGCAACGGAAGGTCGATCAACCCACGGTCGTCCATGACCTGCAAGACCTTGGATACTAGGGGAACCATTGTCTCATTTATGAGACGGCCAAACGCCGAGCCTAGGTTCTGGCTCAGTTCCTTCATCCGTTCTACGACTTCTGTTGCAGAGCGTGCAGACATATTGTCGGGAGGGAGGCTTTCGTCGAGGAGAATCCGTTTGATGTTCTGCCGTAGATCGTTGATGACGATTTGCGATACGTTGAAATCACCTGAGCGTGGAAGCGCCCGCAGCGATTCACCTTGCGGGCCTCCATTACGAGCGACCGGAATAATTGCTCCCGGCACAATCTTGATCGTGTTGGGATTGAGTACGCCGTCGTCTGCTGCCGTATAGACACCAGCAATAGCAAGGCTGGCGTTTTTAAGAAGGAGCTCAAGCGTTTTATTGAGCGTCTTGATATCCGGAAGCGCTGTGATAAGCGGCCCTCGACCATATATTTCTCCTGCTACCTTCATGTACCGACTGACCACCCAAGGGCTGATCTTCATCTTTCGGAACACAACCTCAGACTTTGTCTCCTTGTGGATTACATAGTATGAGTAATCGCCACGCTTTTGATCG